AACAACTTAAAGTAACTTCTAAAGGTGAGTTACTATGAAATTAGTTTATATAAATGAATTAGGACCCAATTATAAGGGGGATAATATATACGAATTCATCTTTTCAGATGTAGATGATGTATGGGGTGATGAATGGGATGCGCAACCAGCTAATGGTAACCCTTCTCCACCCCATATTCAATTTATAAAAAAAGTAGGTGTTTTAAGAAACGTAGGTATTGATTTACATCTAATACAAGATTCTGACTTTTTTGGTGTGTATGATTCGATTGATGGTGTTATATCTTTAGCTTGGGAAAATGAAGATAGTGACTCTATTATAAATGATAAATTTAAAAGATTAGTTTTTGGTTACGGAGAAAGTGTTAAATCTGTAGAAGATAAACTATATGAAAGAGATATCGTATTAAGTTATGAAAAAAGTTTTATTGAAGATGAAAAGTAAGATTAAAATTATAGAATTATTAAAAGAAGGTTTTAGATTAAGCACTCTTAAAAAATTAGATGAAAAACAAATCAATGTTTTACATAAAAAGTTAGTTACAGAGCAAGACGCAACATCTGATAAGACAGAAAAAATTAAAAATGACCTTGCAATGGCCAATCAATCCGCACAACAACTATCTAATGAATTAGGTGAGGAAGAGTTAAATGAGTGGGGTAGTTCTGACCAACATTTCTTTAATCAATCAATACATAAACAATTAGGTGAACCTGAAAAAATGCCAAGTCCTTTCAGTCCTGAATTAGAAGACGCTGTCGAAGATGCGGTTGACTTCTATTGGGATGATTGGGAAGAGTACCAAACAGATAGAGCGGGGTTACTAGTTCAAGGTAAAAGAGCATACTTAAGAAGTTACTTTAGAGATAACTTTGAAATGTTAGTTAAAATGTTTGAACCTGCTGATGACGTTGATGATAGTGAACTATCTGAAGATAAAGATGTTGACAATTCTTTAGAAAAAGAGTCAGGATATAATCCTTACGATGGTAATAGTGTCGGTAATGATGACGGACCAGCTAATTATGGAGTTAATCCTAAAGCTGGTGGTGATGGTATGGGTATTGCCGAAGAGAAGGGTAAAAAGAAAAAGAAAAAAAGTAAAAAAATAGATACCTCAATTATTCGTCCAGCATTCTATACGTTAGGTATGTTTGAAGAAAATAGTGAGTATGCTATTTGTATGGATAGTATTCAAGGTAAATATGGACCTAAAAAGACTTGGAAGAAAAATGCCGAGAAGAAATTTGATGCTTGTGTTACTAGTGTAAGTAAACAAATTAAAGAACGTAAAGAAAATGTTAGAAAAATTGAAGAAAGTATTGTATCTTTGATAAAAAATACGAACAAACCTTCTATGACTAAAAAAGACTTAATTAATATGGTTGAACAGACACCAGGTACTAAAGAGGCACCTGTAAAGACTCCTACACGTACAAAACCAAAAAGAAAGAATCCTTATCAACCAAAACATAAGCCAGCACCTAAAGCTAAGGTGGAAGATAAAGATTTACCAGAATTCCTTAAATTCGACAATTTAAATATATCATTCAAAGATGAGTAAAGAAACTAAAGAACAAATCGAATATGATGGACCTGAAAGAATGGACCAAGGAATACAATCTAAATTAGAGAAAGGTGAAACACCTATGTCTGATAATCCCGCATTACCAAGAAAAGATGACGATGAACTTGATAACTCGTTTGAACAATTAGTTGCGTCAAAAAGGTTTCGTGATGTAATTGAAAAAGTTAAGAGATATACTGGCGTTAACGAAGTAACTCAGAATCAATTAATGAATTTACAGGGTATGATGATGCAAGCCGTTAAAAAAGTAAAACAAATTGAATCTAATAATGAAGGTTATTTAGAACAATTGGCGGTAGAGGTCGTTAAAAAAGAATTATCATTACCTGACGATGCGTTCCAATACGATGTTGAATTAACATCAATGCCAGGTCAGATTGATATGTCAAAAATGAGAAAAGATTCTGAAGAACCTGAAGACGAAGATGTTTTAGACCAATTTGGGGTTAAAGAAGATGAAGCTGAAGACGATTTAGAAAATTTTATGGCGGCTTTTGAAAAATTTGATTTAGAAAAAGCTAAAAGACGTTTTATAAATTCATTAATACAAGGAGCATCCAAAAAGGGACATTATATGTTTCATTTAGTTAAAGAGGAGTTAGACAAACTTGACCCAAATCTGTTAAATTTATATGGAGTATTAATGTCAGTTAATGATTTATTATACTGGATTATGCCAGATGAAATGGTTATGAAAGCCGCCGAAAGTGGACAAGGAATGGAAGGTAAGGAAGAAATTGATGACACCACTGACCCACCAACTATAAAGGCAAAAGGATTGTTTTTTCCTATATTAATACATGAACTTTTAAAGGGTGTTTACGAGGTCTTAGGGACTCAAGGGTTACCTGATGACCCTAAAGCGGCAGATATGGTTATGGCGTCTCAAGATACGTTACCTTACGAAATATGGGATTTACGATTAGGTCCAGTAATTTGGGAAAAATTTATGGATTCATATCCTGAAAAATTATACGATGACGATTTAAGAGAAATACAAAATTATTTATTTTCAAGATTTTCTTCATTAACTACTGATGAATTCTTTGATGTGGCTAAAATGATTATGTCTGGTTCTGATGATGGTAAAAAAGTTGTTGCTAAAATGGTGGATGAGATTATAGAGGAATTAAAATCTCAAGAATATGAAGATGCAATATCACAGTATGACGATGATGATGACGATGACGATGACCTCGCAGGTCTTTTAGACGGGTTGGGTATTTCTTTATCATAAAAAAAACTTATTATGTATAGATGGGACTATCAAGAGAGCAGGCTTTATTGGAATATGCGAAGTGTATAAAAGATACTCCTTACGCCTTAAAAACTTATTTACAAACTTACGATAATACACAGTCACAGTACGTACCTTTAGAATTATTTTCAGACCAAAAAACCCTTATTAATGACTACGATACTTATGAGGAAAATATTGCCTTAAAGTATAGACAGGCTGGTGTTTCAACAGTTACCGCCGCGTGGGCTTCTAAAAAAGTGGTTACTGCCTCTAAGAAAAAACCTGAAAAAGTACTAATTATCGCCAATAAATTAGATACCTCTCAAGAGTTCGCTAATAAAGTTAGAAGTTTTATAGACCAATGGCCGACATGGTTTGGAATATCATATTCTAATGAAAAAAATTCACAAAGACATTTTAAGTTATCTAATGGGTGTGAAGTCAAGGCAGTTGCTACTTCTAAAGATGCACTTCGTGGATATACTCCAACCATACTTATTTTTGATGAGGCAGCATTTATCGATGCGGATGATGACTTTTGGTCTGCATGTATGGCGTCTCTATCGACAGGGGGTAAAGTTATTGTAATATCTACACCTAACGGTTTTGACCCAATTTACTATACTATATATGACCAAGCCTTAAGAGGTATGAATGATTTCAAGATAACTGAAATGTATTGGTATCGTGACCCTCGTTACGCCAAAGACTTACAACTTATTAAATGTAAGGATATTATACATTATATGTTAAATCGTGAGGATTACGATGATAGTAAAATAATAATCAGATATGGTGATATCGACCCCCGTGAAAGGGATTACGAGGACATTAAATTAAAATTATCAAATGGATACAAAGTTTATTCTCCATGGTTCGAAGGTATGGCTAAAAAACTTAAATTCGATAGAAGAAAAATCTCACAGGAATTGGAGTGTAACTTCTTGGGTTCAGGGGATAACGTCATCCCAAGTAGTACGATTGAGATTATGAAACAAAACTACATACAGGAACCAAAAAACAAATTTATAGGTGGTTCATTATGGCAGTGGAAAGAACCTGTACAGGGACATAAGTATATAATGGGTATTGATGTGTCTCGTGGAGATAGTGAAGATTATACCACATTTACTATTATTGATTTCGATACAAGGGAACAAGTTCTTGAATATTTAGGTAAAGTTCCACCTGATGTGGTTGCGGAGATAGCATTTAAATGGGCGACAATGTATTCTGCATTTGTAGTGATTGATATTACAGGAGGTATGGGAGTGTCTACGTCAAGAAAATTACAAGAATTAGGTTATAAAAATTTATATGTTGAAGGTATTAATACCGCAGATAAATGGAAATATAACGTTAAAGCCATGGAGAAGATTCCTGGATTAAATTTCAATAATAAACGTGTACAAATTGTAGCATCATTTGAGGAGGCGTTAAGACATAATTTTGAAATTCGTTCATCAAGACTTTTAAATGAGTTAAATACCTTTGTCTACGTAAACGGTAGACCTGACCACCAAAAAGGACAACATGATGATTTAATTATGGCTATAGCTATGGCGATTTATGTTGGAGAAAACTCATTCACACAATTAGAAAAAGTTACAGAACAAACTAAAGCCATGATGGAAAGTTGGTTAGTTAATGAAACTCCCGTAAAAAATACCTCTAATGATTTTCATCCAAGCTTATCGGCATTACCGGGGGGAATAAACCATAATCTAAACAGAGGACAAGCAACTAAACAGGACTATCAGGATAATTCTTGGTTATTTGGAAAGTTTTAAATGTTTAGTTTAATTCAAATAATGTTACTATTTATCTAAAAAAGAGGTATGGCAGAAAATTATACAATATGGCAACGACTTACTAAGGTGTTCGGTCCTGACTCAACCCTTGACCAGCAGGCACCTACATTTACGTTCGATAAGAAAGAACTCTTAAAAACTCCCGATAAAAAGGAGTACGAAAGAGAAAAGCTTCAAGCCCAACAAACACTTTATCTTGGTCAACAATGGCAAAAGGTAGAAAATAATTTATATACTCAAGCAGTATATTACGAACCAACTAGATTAGCGTCCTTTTATGATTACGAGAGTATGGAATATACTCCTGAGATATCTGCGGCGTTAGACATATACGGTGAAGAATCAACAACAGCAAACGAAGATGGACATATACTACAGATATATTCTGAAAGTAAGAGAATTAAATCAGTTCTTGGTGACTTATTTAACAATAGACTCGACATTAGTACTAACCTACCTATGTGGACAAGAAATACTTGTAAGTATGGGGATAATTTTGTGTACTTAAAGTTAGACCCTGAAAAAGGTGTAATGGGAGTACAACAGTTACCTAATATTGAAATTACTCGTCAAGAACGAGGAATGAAGATGAAACCCGAAAAAAATAGTTCGGATACTGATAATGATGCGCTTAAGTTCTTGTGGCAAAATAAAGACATGGTACTTAATACGTGGGAAATGGCTCACTTTAGATTATTGGGAGATGACCGTAAGTTACCATATGGTACTTCAATGTTAGAAAAAGCGAGACGTATATGGAAACAACTTATTCTTTCAGAAGATGCGATGTTAGTTTATAGAACATCAAGAGCACCTGAAAGACGAGT